CATTGAATATGTTATACTGGCCAGAAAGATTTCCGGTTACATTGTAATTATCTATTAATGTTATCTTTTCCCCTTCAATAAAAGAATGAGGAAGATACGAAGAGTTTATGGTAACTAAAACCGGACCAATTCCTCCTCCTGGATATGTACTAGTAAATCCGCTAAGAATCATTTTCTGTAATCCAAACTTTAAAGGAGCAGATCCTATAACTTCACCAAAATGTTTTAAAACCTTACATTCTTGACCCTCGTTAAACTGATTTCCATATTCAGCAGGGGTTAATATATCTTTACTGGTTTTTTTGTCACTCCCTTCATTTTTTTCAATCGGGAAAACCCAAAGAGAGCTATGATCCTCCCAAGACTTAGAAACGTTTTCCCAAGTGTAAACTTCGGACTCTCTATATCTAGCAACGTTTGCAACTTCTAGATCCCTAGTTTTTACCTCGATTGAGTTTTCGTAGTGAACAGAACAGATGTCGTTAAAACCATCCCATACTCTGCATTTAACGGAGTATATTCCCGAATAAGGTAATATGATTGGAATTTTGTAATAGTCGCTTATTTTGCCTCTAAACTCGTATTTATAGGGTCTATCGTCCTTCTTTGTTATAGTCCACTCAACTTCATAAAAACCAGCAAATCTTAGATTATCCCAGGCGTAAAATCCATCAGGATTAAACGAGTAATCATAATATTCAAAATCTAAATTCTGGGAAAACAAATTTACTATCTCAACCTTCCAATCATCTAAAACAATTGGGGTTTCTTTGACCCAAAGAAGTTTAAGATTGGAAATTCCGGTTGATTGGCTATAGGTTTGAACCTCCGTTAAGAAGCTGTAATTGCTATCGTCATTGGAAGTAAACTTAAGTTGAACCCTACCAGTAGAAGCTATTAAATATGTTATGCTAGCCGGTAGGGTAACATCGAAAAGCTCTCCGAATTTTAATCCATTATCAAAGGTGTGATTAACAGATGAAGAAATAAGATTGTTTCCTGTATATCCAGTTAAATCTGAAACAGAAGCCAGGGTTGTTGAATAGGTAGAAACGTTTCTATCTAATCCCTCCCATTTATTGTTTAGCTCGTCCCAAGAAAGATTAAAAGAAGTTATCTCAATTACAGTTGGAAACCCAGAAGGTATTTCGTAATCCTGTCCATCAAAAAGCTTTCTATATTTTTGATTATCACCTAGATTTAATTTAGGTAAGCCTGAAGTATTTCTCTCCTTATAAAAATTAGAAATAGCATCTGCAAGCTTTTTAGAATTTCTTCCACTGATAGGCGGATTATCACTAGACGGAAGTGTTAAATTTCCATATGTTGAATATGTGTAGGTGAAAGGATCTGGGCCAACATAAGGAACTGTAGGCACACTGTCATTAGGTCTAAGATTAAAATATCTTAAATCCTCAATGTACCCAAAGTCTGGGCTAAAAGAAAGATCTATATCTAAACCCTGATCTAATTGATCTATCTTTAAATTATCAACCCATCCTCTTGTTTTGTAAACAGTGAAATAAACACCCTCTCCTGTAATGTCTATGATTCTAGCATTTAGAGGAAGATATTCTTTTTTAAGTTTCTCTTTAAGTCCAAATAACTTAATCAGAACTTCATCTGGAGAAAAAACAAAAGCATTCTCTACTATGGGATAATCAAATTGATCATATCTATTTTCTACAACTTTATTAATGTCATAGAATAATCCAAATAACGCTGTCTTCTTAAAACTAGACGAAGGAAATAATTTTTCAATCGGAGATTTTAATCCGTATGTACCGTCGTCTTTTTTTCCGTATATTTCTACTTGCTTATACTTGTCTGAATTTTCATCATCAAGTAAACTTGCAATCAGAGTACTTTGACTTTGAGTTTGAGATCCTATTGAATCAAGTACTGCTTGATTTTCTTCTAAAGCGCTTTTAGAATTTTGAGATTTTTTAATATTTAGCCAATACTCCTTAACTCTTAAATCTTGATATCCAAAAAATCTAATAGCATTTATAAGACCTTTGTAAGACCCCACATAAGGAAAAATCTCATGTCCTTCTAAAAGAAGCTCCTTTCTCTTTACATTTAAAATTTCATAATCAGTTAAAGGCTCTTTAGGATCTGAGTCTCTTAAGACGTAAGTATCCTCTGCGTTTAATCTTCTCCCGAAGTTGCTTAGTAATGTTTTATATCTCTCGTCTTCTCCCTCAGTTTCTCCATGAATTTCTATTCTTGCAACTATCTTTGGGTACCCTAATGAGAGATCCTCTATTACTAAAGTTCTCCCGAAGATTCCTTCTTCGATAGAATTTATAGCAAGATTAATAGAAACGCTAGATGAATCAACAGAATTACTTACCCTTACATCATTAACTGTTGTCTCTGAAGAATCATATCCAATTTTAAAATAAGCTGTTTGTAATGAGTTTAAAACAGGAGCATCTAATGTGGAATCCTCTAGTAGCTCATATTGATAAATGTAACCAGATACATCATTTTTTTCCTCAACCGGATAGACAAATACCTTGGTACTATCTAGACTTTGTGTGCATATTTTGTTTAGATAAATGTTTTTTCCACTGATACTAGTAATCCTGGCATCTTTTGGAATTCCATCTCCTAATATCATAAGTTCTTCCTCGCTTTCTGAAATAGCGGAAAGATCTATATTTGTAGTAATGTAATCCTTTCCTGAAACTATCTTAGCATCAAAAGAATCGAAAGCATCAAAATCTAAAACATTTCTTGTTGTTTCAAATGAAGATCTCCAAAGATTAAAGAACAAAGGAACACCACTGGCAGTAACAGTCGAGTTATTCTGTAAGGTTATGGACTTTAAAGAGGGATCTACCGAAACGATGGTATTTCCTGTTGGAAATTGATCACAAAAAAGTTTAGCACCTACATAATCAGCAAGCGGGGTTACGTCAGTATAAATAACATTACTTCCGCTCTTGAATGTTCCGTAAACACCAGACCCCGAGCTATTTGAAGACACCTCAGGTGTAATGTGTGGATAACCATAAATTACATTACCCTGAGCATCATTGAATTTTTCAATAATAAAAAAATGTTCAATCTCAAAAAGACCAACAGAAACCTTAGGAAGAAGAAGTCTTGCTTCCCAGAAATTACCGTTCCAAATTAAATTTGTTTGGCTACCAGATTTATTAAAGAATAAAAGATTCTTGTAATTCATTATCTAACATACTTATTATTCTTAGGAACGCGATAATTAAAAAAGTTTTTAATGTCTTTAGTTTTTTCAACAAGAGCGTAAACTACTTTTTCTATAGATTTTAAAATGGATTTTCTGTTGTTATCTCCACCCAAAGTAACCGATGAAAGAGTTTTTTCAAAGATCTTTCCCTCGTAGTCAAAACCCACGTTAGTTCTTCTGTCTTGAGTCGAGTTTATGTAGTCATAATAACTTTTTCTTCCTGTGTTAAACATTATAGGGTATTACTATTTGAGTTTTTAAGCAATTGCTTATTTTTATGATTTATTTCAGTATTATAAGTTACTGGAACGATCTTTCTGATGTCTATATTTATAGAAGAAAGCTTATTCAGATCTGCTCCTTTGTCATAAAAAAGACCAGCTCTATCTGTCCATCCCCCCGTTACTATTACAATCTCGTCTTTATCAAAAAGAATATCACCAAAGTCATCTAATCCTAAGACTATATTTTTCTTAGGATCTGTCTCTGCTAAATCTGCTACACTTAAAGCGTATTTTTCATTCTTTTCTGAAACGAAGAAAATAGTAACGGAATCAACACCTGTTATAGACTCCACAATTGAAATTAAATCAGATCTAGGGATTTTATCTCTTCTTCTGATGTTAATAAAATAATTACTCATTGCATCAATAATTTGTCCTCTAACTGTATCTGGATCATTACCCTCAAACATTGTTATCAGAATATTAATAACATAACGAGAAATTTTAGGTTCAAGAATTTTTACCTCGGTAGTTACTATTTTTTGCCCACTCTCTTCTATGGAATTTAAAAGTCTATTTTTTTGAAATTCTGTTAACTTAAATTCAGTCTCTTTAATATCAAAATACGTTTCGTTTGTTTTTAGTTTTTTGGTAATATCCGGAACCAATAACACGTAAATTATATTATCATCGTCTAAATAATCGTCATCGAAAGTTGAAAATGCCTCTATGATAGAGAATGTTCCAAATTTTTCAAAGAATGTAATATAACTATCGGGATTAGCTAAAACATAAGATCTCGAGGTCTTAGGAGCTAAAATTCTAGTCAATTCAATAGATTCTCTGTTTGTTCCAAGTTGAGGAGCAACCGTACAGGTAACTGTTAAATATTCCTTTAATGAGATTGTGTTGCCGAACGAATCTGTTCCTTCGTCTTCAAACTCGAATGGAATTTTTCCTGCCTCTAATGAATTAATGTTCCCAAGAATTCCAGAGGTTTCTAAATATCTCACTTCAATGGTTGATCCTGGTTCAGGTATTCTACCAAAATTTTTGTTTCCGAATATAACATCTATCCCGTTATTGATTCCAGTTTTAACTAAGCATCCTTTTTGGTTAAATGGTATATCATATAAAGAATCGTATATTTTCCATGCTTCACTGTTTACAAAAACATTAACCTCAAAATTATCTATTGCGGAAGTAACCCTGTCTGAGACATTATAGCTCTGTAAAACCTCTCCCGTCCCTGTGAATAATGCAGCTCTAATACTACCTTCAATTACTTCACAAGAAACCTTTGAGGTTGAATTAAGATTAATTCTCACATAATCTTGGGTTAAATTTAGAACGTAGCTAATCCCTGCGTTTTGAAATTTAATACTTGCATATTTTGGGATAAGAATTGCACCACCACCTACTGTGGTAGAGTCCGTTCCATTCCATGAAATATCTACTTGGCCTCTTGCTGAGCTGCTTCTGGAGGCATTGTGTCCAGTTAAAGCTGCTAGTCCATAGATTGAACTTTCCCTGGTAGCTTTCTTGATATCAAGCTCCGTTATGGAATCCTCAATAAAAAACAGGATTAATTGGGAAAGGTTTTGAAGTACAAATAGGATTTGTCCCCAAGCAGAAGCAACAGTAAAAAGCTGATTCGCTTGGTTATATCTTCTTTGGATCAAAGTAAGCGAGTCCTGTACCAGGTCCTGTATTTTCGCTCTGTTCTTTTTAAATAAATCCATTTTAAATTACCTTTATTCCTAAAACCGGGTTTCCCTTGATGGCAAATTCTATAATACAAGAATCTTTTGTCTCCCCTTGGAAAAACCCAAGATTAAAGCTGACCTTAAGAATATCCCTAGCGAATGGACAATAGGTATAAAGTTGTAACTCTATAGCATCTTCCAGCTCCGATTGAGAAACCTCAAAATCAAATACCAAAGATTCCAGATCTATACCAAAAAATGGATCTCCTAAAACAGATCCAGGCTTTGTTAGCATAATCTGTTTTATCATCCCTATAGTAGATTCTACTACATCGTCAGTCTCCAGTTTGTTAGGAACATACAGGGGATCTTCGGGATTTCTGGGATATATGTCTGTTATTTTGATCATTATCTTCCTTTATATATTTAGAAAATATATCTAGAAGATATTTATCCCTATTAATTCCACTGTAAAAAGTAACTTGGGGTGTTTTCGCTTTTGATCATATCCATTACCTCGGTTCTTTCTGCAGTTCCCTGGGCTGAAATAGCACTGGCATTTATGGTGACCCCTCCTGGTAATTGATAGCCAAATGTTCCGAGTAATCTGCCTATATTGATTTTTGCTTCAGCTAGACAGTATCTAACGAAAAGTTCGTCGGAATAAAGATTCTCCTCGGGGATAGCAACGTATGCTCTAACCCCAACATCCTTCCCTCCTACAGTTAATCCAGTTGTTGTGGTACGGCTAGGATCACGTCCTAGGATGGTTAGCTTCTTCGTATTTTTGTTATAATTGAATGCGAATGTTTCTAATAGGTAAGCTTTCGCAAGGTCAAAAAAGGAGTATAAAACTGTCCTATACACTAGGTTATCCCCTACAAAGGGACTTAGCATTAATTCAGAGCCTAATAATTTAGAGTCTCCGAAGTCTCTATCTGGTGTACCTACTATACCAGCTCCACCGATTTCTCTGACATCATAAACGCTAACTATACATTCTGGTAACTGAATCTGTCTGGTGGCTCTAAAAGAAGCGTGGCTAAATAATTCCTTCCCTAGAACAAAAATTCTATCTTCAACTGCGTATTGATAATTATCATAAAAGTAAGCTTTAGCTCTTTTAATAATTCTTTTTATCTCTCCGTCATTCAAAGCATATGGAAGAGCACAGGAATGAGAAAGATCATCTTTCACTTCCTGTATTAATTCTTGTTCAGTAGTTATGGCCATTTTAAATGTTCTTATTTAAATATCTATTTGCAGAATATGAAGGAAGCTTATCATTTAGGTTTGTGAATCTTTCTCTACCAGATAAGAAGCTATCCTCGTTTCTATCAGGGAAAACCTCGGTTTTAACCATTTTATCCCCTTTACCCTTACCTTTGCCTTTAGCATCACCAGTACTACTGATAACCTCAGTTTCTGGGGATATAATTGCAGTGGAAGTAACATATCCAGATCTAATAACCCCTCCTGTAACCTCACATCCAATCTCTCTGTCTTTGGAATCTATATAGCTATTGCTAATTTTATTGGAAAATCCAAGATCACAATCAGTCATTTTGGAATCGAAAATGTCGTTATTCATTACAAAGTTTGAATCTTCGATTTGACAATTCTTAATTTCGCATCCAAAAAGCCTACATTTAGCAATATTTCCTTCTAATTTACATTCTATCAGGTCTAGATTCTTAATAATATTAGCAGATTTAGTTTCTGCGTCCTTTAACTGATATCTAGCAATCTGTGTATCATAATTTAGGAATCCTGTTGTTATCTGATTATCAACTATTAAATTATAAAGAACGTCCTTTAATTCATGGAAATATGTCTTTATAATTTGTAGGTCTTCCCTTAAATCAACAGTAATGTGGAAATCTGGATAATTCCTCATAAAGGATTCGGCGTCAATAAACGTTTCAGCTTCTCTATGAGCTTTAGAAATTAACTCGCTTAGAGTGGCAGTTTCTTTTTGATTTAGGGTATCATTCTCTAAAAGGCATCTGAATGAGTATTCTATCACATAATCAATAATTTCTTTGATCTCAGTGTATTTTTTCTGATAATCAGTTCCACCCATGTATCTTATTTCGATATAACCTTCCTTAAGCTTAGTTAGATTAACCCCCATATTCTTCTCGACAAAAACAGAATATGAGTTTTTATCCCCTAATGGATTTTTAAAATTTCTAACAAACTTATTTGAGGGGGTAACTCTCTTGATCGACTTTGCATATAAAGATCCTCTTCTTTCAGGAAATTTATTCCAAATGAATTCCTCATCAAATCCTAGAACAAATTTCAAGGGATTTAGATTTTTAAATTCTGTAAGATTTGGGTATTTGTCTCGCTCAAAGCTAATACTAAACTGTAAGGCACATTTATCATTAGTGTACCCGTTCTCGTCTATCCACTTTAGAATTCTGATTAAAACTGGAATAGCCTCGTAATAATCCATCGGGCCAGTTACGAGTTCTACCATCTTTAAACCACCAGAAAAGTCAGGTTCTAGCTTATAAATGTCACGAGTTGGGGAAAATTTAGAGTGGTATTTCCTGAATACCTTTATCTTTTTCCCTAAATTTTCCCCAAGTTTTTCGGCTATTTCGTCCCTTCTAAAAGAGGACATGAACTCGAATTCAAATCCGATTTTAGAAGCGTAGAAGAAGTTTTGATCAAGTATTTTCAATTTTTTCTTTTAGATAGAGTTTAGAACTCTGTAGCTCGACCTCCATAATCGTACAGTTGATTTCAGATCCAACCTCATACTCCTTAGGATTCTTAGCTAACCAGTCCTTTTCTACAAGTCCAACGATGTTATTTTCGAGCTTAACAAAAACTCCAAAATTCTTAACTTTAGACACTGCACCTCTATATATTTTATTTTCCCTGTCTTCCGATAAAGAAACGTCTTTTAATTCCTGAAGGTCTCTATCTTTCCCTTCTGGAGCGGTTAATCTCAGAACGATTCGGGTAGGATTTCTAAAATCAGAAACATAGAAAGAAACTGATCCACCTGGATCTATGCCCATGCTTTTTCCAGCAGATTCGAATTCTTCAGCAGGAATTAATCCAGTGTAGTACTCGTCCCACTCGACAAACACTCCTGCAGTAGATGTTCCTGTAACAGTTCCTGTATATTCATGGGTTAGAGAAAGTTCTTCAACTTTTCTATCGATGATATGCTTTAGGTATTTCTTGAAAGAAACAACGAAAATATCTCTTCTTTCGTCATACGTTTCGATCATCACGTTAATGGTTTTACCCACGAACGATTGAAAATCTATAATTCTGTTTGCAGCGGCAAGAGAGCCAGGAAGGAAACACTTAATTCCAGAAAGGTTTACCATAAATCCTCCAGGACAGGTAGATTCAATTCTGCAGGCATAAGCAGCAGCTTCGTCCTTAATAGATTTTAGTAAATCTGATTTAAGAGCATTTTCATAGCCAGCAGCTAATGATCCGTTATAGGATCCGCTCTTGTCAGAAAAAACTACCACATCAAGTTCACAACCAAGTGTAACTTCAATAGGTGGAAATCCTAATCTTTTTATAGCTTTCTCTTCCTTAGTAAGGTCAATCGAAACGGATTGACCAACACTGGTCTCTCCCATAGCTCGATTCCCTGTTATAGTCGATATTCTGACTCTAAGAACTTGGTTTTCTTCAAGTTCCTTACTTGTCATTTCTATCGATTTAGAAGCAAAATTCTTCTGGTAATGTCCTTCATAAAGCTCGTCCATGAGAGCTCTGTCTTCGGGAGAATACTCATCCCTTGTGTAGTGTCTTTTTTTAGCCATTTTTTTTAGCCATTTTTTTTATTTTAAAAATGAGTTTTAACTTATGGATATTTTAGTACCAAACCCCAAATTAATTTCAGAATCTGGCAAAGGATAAAATAATTTTCCTGCACCGGCAAAGAATTTAAATCCTCCTGATATATCAGTAGCGGATCTTAAGAATTCGTCTAAGAAAATAACATAAAAAGGATTTCTTAGAGACATCCGATCCCAACGGGGAATATCTTCCTTGTTCCAGAGGGGATTTAAAAGATTAACGACATTTCTTCCCAGCACAACTATTACTGGCCACGGGATTTTAGAAAATATTGCATCCTGGACTTTTAGGTATTCTGCTAAGAATCCGCTAGGAATGGGTATTCTTGGTGGGGCTTTAAATTTTGTCCAAAGAGCAGTGAATGCTATATCAGAAATAGGATGGGTCGGTAAAAAATTCATTGTGAATTCTATGTAATCCTGAGATCTAGACGGGATTGGAATCTTTGGAAGATTTTCAACCACAGGTATTTTAGCTTTCCTCGTGAAATTTTTAATTAAGTTATCGGAAACAGCTTTTAAATCGTTTTCTGTCAATGACTCAAAATTTTCAAGTCCTCCGGGTAATAAATTATTAAAGGTCGACGGATCTAAGCTTGACATTAATCCATCAACCAAAAATTTACCAACAGCTTTCCCGGGTATAATTATTTGGGGTATTCCTCCAGGTAATAAAGGGGCAGAAGGTAAAGCACTTTTTTTAGGAGGAATCTTAGGCAGATCCAAAGAAGAAGCAAGATTTGAAAATGCTTTAGTCATACTTGTCATGCTAGCAGGATCAGGAATTACAAAATTTTTCAGATCAATTCCGGGAAATCCAGAAAGAGTTTTATTTAAAACATTTTTCGTAAGCATTTTAATATCCTTCTGTCTCAGAACCTTATTCTCTCCAATCGATAAATTTTTAATTGCATCATCTAATTGATCCGGCTTAACAGCTATGTTGCTAGATACGTAGCTCTTTAATGACTGTACTATTGGATTTGGAATTTCCTCTAATGAACTAGGAAGAGGAACACCTGCCCCTGCTATCCTAGGAGCTGGATTTATATTAGCTTTAAATGAAGAAAGGCTTTTACTTGATACAGGGGATTTTTTACCATTAAAAGCATCTTTTACCCCACTGGAAATAAGATTTGATATTTTCTTCATGGATTCAGGATCTTTTGATATGTCCTTCAATTTAGTATCAAATTTTGCAACAATTTTAGAATCTTTTGAAAGTCCTTTATTAATATCACTCAATTCACTAGAAACAGGGAATTTAACATTATCAATCGATCTCAATATATTTGAGTGTAAATTTATTTTTTTCAGGATTGGAGTAACAGCAGGAATAACTCCTAGCTTTTTCTTGTTAGCAATATCCTGTAAACCTTTTATAGAAGATGGAATTTCAGCTATTAGATTTTTTGATTTTTTTGGAAAAGGAATATCAGGAAGATCTACTGCTCCAGTAAGATATTCTTCAATACATTCTTTAACGGCTTCTAATTTTTCCTTATCTATAGATTTTAAATATTTCTCAAGTTCTTCTTTTTCTTTTTTAACATCTCCTCCATCTAATGCAGCTCTTCTTTTTTTCTCCAGTATTTTTGCATTAGCCTCCTCTTTCTTTTTTGTAATCTTATCTTGTACCTTTCTAATTTTCTCCATGTTAGGAGGTTTTTTATAATTAGCAAGTCTCTTATCCAGATTGTCTTTTATTTCTTTAATAATTCTATTTGGTGAATCAACATCGTCTTTTCCCAGATTAGAGAAAGGGAAAAGAAAATTAGGAATTCCTCTAGAAAGCATCTTCTTGTAATTTTCTAGAGGATCCCTTGCAATAGGATCGGATTTTCTAGGGATGAATCTAAATCCTCTCATTCCTAAAAGAAAAATATTATTCCCTGTTAAAAAGTCATGAAAATAAACTAGAGGACTAGGCATGAACCCTCCAATAAATGGAATAAAGATAACAATTACCCCTATTCCTATCGGGATAACTATCGGATCAACCTTTGTCCATACCATAGGCATAGGAATTCTGATAAAAGGAAGCCCATCGAGTGGATTAACTATTGGAGGAGGAAGGGGAATGAAAGAAGGAGGTAAATACCCAACTGGCCAATATTTCAATCCTAGATCTGGTAAAAATCCAGCAGGATTTTCTATTGGAGGTAATCCAGCAGGAAGTGGTAGAAGTCCAACTTTATTTAGATTCTTACAAAATTCTTTCCAATAACAAACAGTAAATAAATTGGGACAGTCAGGAGATCCTGGGAACGTACAGGTTTTACTTATATTAATGCTCTGTCCTGCAGGTCCACAGCAATCACTAGGACAAGGAGCTTTCTGGGGTGGATTTGCACAAGATATTGCTCCGGCTTTTGATTGGAGGGAATCTGCAGAATTTTCTTGGTCTAATTTAGTAATCTTTTCCGCAATATCAAGTAAGGAGTTTTCTATTGAAGTAACCCTCTTAGATATCCCTTCGGAAGCATCTTTAAGCATAGCAAGATTATTGGCAGAAGAACTTAAATTTACAGTGAAATAGTAATCAGCCAGTCTCTCAACAAAAACATCAGAGATCTTTTTTATCTCTGTGATTTTTTTCTCTATTTCTTCTTTCTTTGAATTGTACTTCTTGTCCCAAGAGGTTTTATAATCCTGCCAGAATGATTCAAATTCTTTATTAGGATTTCCTTCGTTGTCAGTATTTGCTGGTTTTATGCCCGAAGATTTTCTTGCGTCATTATCACCTCTTTCCTCTTTGGTAAAGAAAAGCCACGGACTAGCTGAAATCTCTATTAGATTAGAATACAAAAACCCATGGTCTTTATCAATATCTTTTAATATTTGAGATTTTGGTTTTGTTGTGTTTTCTATATCACCGACAAAATTAAAATAGTCCTTATCATTTTTGGGATTTTCATCTTTTACTATAATAAAGCTTTTAAAGTCTTTAAGAAATTTTGTATCCTCTCCAGATAAAACTCCGCTTTTAGAAAATTCCATTCCTAATTGCAGTTTAGTAATATCAACTTTCTGATAATCCTGGGATAACAAATCGTTTTTAATGTCCATTTTTACCTGCTCATACGGAACATCTTTTCCTAGCCCATGGGGAAATTGTAAGGAAAAAGAAACACCTACATAACCAGACAATAAAGCTATCTCGTTTCTTTTAGATTCTTTAAATCTAGACGAGAATGATTTTAAAGCATTCATGAAATTATTAGCAGCAGCAGAATTCATTACCAGGGGAGCAGTTAATAGCAGAGGGTTTCCTTTCTTTCCTGCTGCTTGCTTCTTCTGAAATTGATCATAAAGTCCATCATAATAATTTTTTACTATTTTATAATGGAATAATATTTCTTCTAATTCTTTTTCCGCCTTTTGTAATCTAGATTTTTGTTCATTCTTTTCTCTAATATCATTAAAAATAGACTTGGTCTGTTTTAAACAAGAATTTATTTGATCAGAGATGTCTTCTATAGAAGGAGTTTCTAAATTTTCTATTGGATCTGGTTCAGGATCAGGCTCACAAATTTCTTTTAAGAATTTATTTAAATCATTTTTTGTAAAAAGGGGATCTCCAGTCTCCGGATTAATTGGTATTTCTGGCTCGCAAAAAAGATCTTCTACGATTTCCCCTAAGTCGTTATAATCTTTTTCTTGGTCCAATAAGTCTTCTAAATCTTTGATGAGTTCGTCCTCATCTATCATGGTTTTCTGTAGCTTCTTTTCGCAATCTTTAGTTTTTTTGCTCTTAGCTCTAATCTTTAGTATTTCAAGAATTTTAGCTAAGGAAAGCTTAGGAGGTGCAATATGAAAGAAAAGGGGTTTACCTAAGTGTGTTATAATATTTAAAGGAAGACTAAATCCAGCGATTTTAAAATTTCTAATTTTTAGATTAGCTTTTTTAAATTTAATTCCCACCACATCCAGATCAAGATTGTCAGATAGCATCTCTTTCGCTCTTTGTAATCTATCACTTAGATTTTTCTTCTCAAAAAAAGAATCAAAAGAATCATTACTTGAAAAATCAGGAGCATCGTTAATATCTCTGGTTAGTCCTAATTTATCCAAGCATCCCCAAAGAATTCTATTTCCTAATTCTTCACCCTCATACTGACAAAGAAAATCGTTGATCTCATCATCATTAAGGATTAATGGCTCTGGCTCTAAAGATTTATTAATTTCTTCACCGATGGCTATGATTTCATCATCGCTGGGTAAAGGATCTTGCCCAGGGTTTATTTTAGAAGCAAGTTCTTCCGGAGTTATTTCACCCCGATTTAAACTATCAACGAGTAATTGTATTTTTTCTAAATTATTGTCCATTCTCCTTTGTTAGCTTGATGACACTTGATGTTGATAATTGTTCATAACTTTCTGCTAATGTTGTCATACATCCTGGACAGGAAGGAACCTTAGCATCTACTGCTGCTGCAAGCTGCTTCAAAAACATCCAGAGAGGCTCGGCAAGAACTGCAGAATAGACTGGAACGTGTCCAATTTTTGTAACTTTACCATCCGCCCAAACTTCGTTACTGCTTTGCTTAATTCTAGTTACTGCTGTGCTTTCTATTTCAGAATTTGCATACTCTGTTATTTTTCCCCCTCTAAATTCTAAAGTTGCAGTCTGACCTGCATGGGTAACTGTTATGGAGTTATCATTAGATATTATGATTGTAGATTCCTTTAAATCTATAACAAGTCCTTTAGCTACAGTATAGTATATTTTTAACTTCTCTATTCCATCATAGACTAAGGAATGAGCACCTTCATAAGATGTTTTTATTTCATTAATAAGATCTGTGGATAATTCCTGGACTGCTTTGTATTCAGGAGCATAATAATTTCCGTTATTAAATTGAACATGAACTATTCCGCCCACTTTAGGAATACTAACTCTACCTGATCCTCCGCTATCTCCGAATGAAATATCAAATCGCTGGAAAGCCCAAGGAAGGTTCTCGTCTGCTATATCGTCATATACACCAAAAACTCTAACCTTGCATCTAGCACGAAATTCTGGATCTTTATTGTCAATTATAACACCAAGAAAATGTTGGGATCTTTCTATATTAGATTCCTGTAAATTATCTAAAGGCATAGCTCGGATTTTACTTTATGTATCCCGAATTTAAAATGCCTTATTTATAGACGTTTTCGTCTATAGTCGGATACGTTCTTTTAGGAACACCAAGGTCTGATCCGGGAATATTTCCATAAACATCATCTTTGTTTACCGGATATGTTCTATCAGGAAGTCCAAGATCTTTCCCCGGATTATTCTCGTAAGTATCACCTGTAGTTATTGGATAGGTTCTATCAGGAGCTCCTAGATCTTTTCCAGGTACTTCAGTATAGCTATCTTCCTTTATTGTTCCGTAAACCCTCTTAGGAAGTCCTAGATCAGAACCTGGACTGTTTTTGTAAATATCGTCAGAAATTGTGGGATAAGTCCTATCAGGAACACCCAAATCTTTATTGTCAAGATCTCCGCCAACACTACGATACTCATCCTGTTTAATAGTCTCATACATTCTGGATGGTAATCCTAGGTCACTTCCTGGATTACTTGGATACACGTCGCTATTTCCTAATCCTGCACCTTGTGAAGGGGTAGGATATTGGTTTCCTAAATTTGATGGAGCGGGAGCAGGTACCCCTGGATAAACATCTTCTTTAATTCCTGGATAATTTCTTTCAGTTGGCCCGCCAAATCCTTTGGATTGAGGTTTATTATCTTGGAAAGGAGCTTTTATCGTTTTTATTCCAGTAACTAGATCTTGGACAGAATTTAGAGACCTAACAGCATCTGCGACATTAAATCCGTATGCATTACCTAAAATCTGTTGGGTTACTATCGGGGAAACCTGTTGTTGAACAACAGAAGCAACAGAGTTATTAATAAAGTTGTTAGCAAGTTTTCTGAAAAGATTTGTGTTGTTGTTTAAATTGACACCCTTTAACAGAATCTTTGAACCTGCCATGTTCCAGCTGTCCTGAACTAATATAGGGGCAAAAGAAGATTCATTTTTCAGTAGATCAGAAAGAATGTTATACTGAAGTTTATATTCTCTTATATTTCCTACATGTACCTTGAATTTGTTTTCTACTGCATTTCTATTGTCAGCATTGTTCAAAGAAGTAAAAGGATATGATTCATCAAAATTAAACTCACAAAGATCTAATTGGTACATTAAAATATATGGGGTAAGTTTTTCAAACGACTTAACAAAAGATTCCAAATCTTTCCCGGGATTTTTAGATTGATTAGCTCCACCATCGAGTAATCCTGTTCCCTGTCCAATATCTCTGATTGTTTCTGCTATTCCTCTTACACCGGGAAGGTTAAAAGGATTTAAAACATCAGCAAGATTTCTTTGAAGATCAACTTGTCTTATTTCTGTGACAATAATCCACATTCTGAATTTTCTCAGGTTAGATGGAAGGGTTTCTCTTTGATATTGATAATCATATGTGGCCTTTCTGTATAAATCCGCCATGGCGTTAACCCTTAGATCTATTGAATCCATACAGTTAAATGTTAGAACTCCAGATCTTTGTTCTCTATATGATCCACCTTGACCTACCTGCCTAGGAATCAGATTTTTTAGAACTCCGTCTAATCCATCAATGCTTTTAATGAACCATGGACTTTTTTCGTTTATACTAAACAATAAATTTCTAAATCCAGCCAAAGCATCCGCTCTGTGGGATACTCCGGAACCACTAAAGTTATTAGCATCTAAAGGTATAACCCTTCCAGAAGCATCCCTTGTTGTTCCTCCTAATCCATTCTCTTCTAAACTTCTTCTTTCCCTTAAATATGCTTCAGCAGTCATGTATTGCATATCCGCTGTGTAGTTGGGAAAATTTCTGATTTTATTTTGGGACAGATTAAAAAAGTCTCTAGGAATTGGCTCTGGGGTTTTCATTCCTTTTACCGGACCAACTATTTGGCTACTTCCCTCAGAGAAAAGAGGACTAATTGGTAAATAAGATTCAGGGTCAACCAAACCACCGTAACCCATATCAAACATAATTCTAAACCCAGTATACGTTGGATCCTCTTTTTGACCAGAGGAGGTTGTTTTAAGTCCTTTTAAGAACGTAGTTCTTCCCCTATCGATTCCTTTATTAAAAATCTGATTCGGATCAGCTACGCTGCTTAAATTGTCTTTTATCTCATTTAAAAAGTTAGCCATTTTTAATTTTTAACTAATGGGTCGGGATCTGATCCTCTACCGTCGTTAATCATCCATTCTCTTTTACCTAAAACAAATGATTGAACTATTTTATTGTTTATATACTCAATATATGATCCCATAACCATATAAACGCCACTTAGAAACTTATTGTCCACTTTTGCACCAACCTCGTGTTGTTTAGAATCATAAGGTTGTCCGCCTCCCTCTTCTTGAGATGCCATTTTAGCTTGAGATGCATTAGCATGTACTATCCTAGTTGGTACGGTTTGTCCTCGATAAATCCAGGGAATAAAAGAATGCATTTGTGTCTCTAGATAAACCTTAAAATTTTCATATCTATTAATCCTGTTCTGAATTAAAGCCTGCTGTAAATTTTGGTGTTGATTCTCACCGTATTGTGTTCCTACCCAAATTCTTTTCTTCTCTTTCTTATATACTTCCTCGTTTACCCTTCCCTTAAAAATAATACTGCCAGGTCCTAAATTTTTTTCAGTCACATATTCAGTTTCATATTTAACATACTTATTGATAGGTCTATCACTTACTAATTTAGTATCATAAAACTGAAGATCCCTCGTGTATCCAAAACTATTAGAAATACTTCCTGATGCATTTTTAACGGAGTATGCAGTAATGAAAAAAGAATAAGTTCTGTAGAAAGCATCGTTGGTAATAAACAAAGGAAGATCGACTTCACCCGGTTTAGTATTGCTGTCAATTCCACCAGGTAATCCTTGCCCATCACTAACAGATTGAAGAACCATTTGATCATCAACACTTTTTTCTAATAATTGTTTTCTTAGATTAACAAAATTTAAAATATAGTTATGATCAATCCACCAATCAAAAAAGTCTTCCTCGCCTTGCCAAGAAGAGTTACATACATCATCTAAGAATTTATAGTAGGTCTTATATGGACACAGCCAATTCATCTTATCATTAGTTCCCTTCTCGTTGGATGCAAATCCTAAACCAAGTTCCTTAGCAACCTCTCTCATAACTTCATACGAGGTTTTGTCTTTGAAAGATTTTGAAACATGCTCAAATAATCCAGGAATTCTCATTTGCGCCTTAATGGTAAAATGAGAATCGTTAGCATTTGCTCTGTCGTCAATAGGAAATCCTCCACTCCCTGCAATAGGAAATGTATTCAAAACATCTGTAATTAACAGATCCATTCTAATAGGCTTGTATAATTGAGAGGATGATCTAATAAAAAGGGACACTAAATCTCCATCTTTTGGGTATGATGTAAATAAAAAAACTTCATCTTCAGGAACGAATCTGAAAATTAAAGTGGGAATTTTACTTGTCATATCAAGTTTAAAATAAATTAAATTAACTACCTGATATGAATTTATTTTAATTAAAGGAATTCCGTATCCGTTGGTTGTTTCCTCTCTATTCTGAGATGCATCCACAGAGGATTTAACCCCTGCGTTCATATCATCAGAGATAGACAGTTCATCAAGAACTATTGTTTCTTTTTCGTATTGTAAAATTGTTTTTTTACTGTCTATCATGATTCAAAAATTTGTCTTTGAGCAAATCTTGATTTTATGGTTGCAACCGATTTGTTTTGCTGTATTTTAGTTCTACATACTCCAATATCCGAACCAAATATTAATTTTCCATTTTCAACTTTAAATTGTTCGGCTCCCTCCGGAGAAACATTAGGAGGTAAAACAGCAGCTTGACTAATATTAACTGAATTTAAATACTCTTTTCTCTGCTCAGAAACCTTTGAAATTCTTTCTTGTAATTTTTTTCTAAAAGACTTTCTAATATCATCCTGTTGTTCTGGCGTTTGTTTTTTTGGTAGTTTATTTATTGTGTCGCTATCAGGAATAAAAAGAACTTCATTGCTGTCGATGGAAAAAGGATTTGAAATTGAATTTACTTTTAGAAGGGTTCCCATGTTATTTTGATTCCCGCAGTACATAGCAGAAACAAGATCCGGTCTCATGATATGTTCCTCGGTAGTCATGATTAAGCGAGAAAATCCTATTTTAACATCATTGTTAATTGAGACAGTGCTAAGATCTAATATCTCTTCCCCGTTAACAATACTTGTTTTTTTATTTTCTAAAATGTCTATCTGTAGCATAATTAAAGTTTATTAATAATCAAAAGGATTAGCCAAGCTACCTCCATTTTTAGCATCGCTAAGATCAACCTGCGTGATGTCCTGTTTAGACTGAGCAGTAATATTAGCATTTTTACTTTCGTCGGAGTAGTTAACTTTACCAAGATAGAGTCTACCATTTCCTCGATTAAACATACTTTCAAAATCTCCTCTATGTTTTTGTCTAGCTGGCTTGAGTGTGTAAGTTGCAGTCATTTCCGTAGGAAAATCGTCTGGTCCTAAAACACTATTTAGCTTTATCTTAACTCCCGAGCAAATAAGATTACCTATCATAGCTATGGGATTTAAAGGATTACCTACCACCATGTGCCATTCGCCTGTTGGATAGCCAGAAAGCATAATTGGTTCGTATTTTAACTGAGTTAGTAGTTGATCCGATAGTAGGGCTGTTAGGGTTTTATAAACTACCCCATCCTTAGGAAGTTTTGTTCCTTTTTTTAATCCTTCCAATTCGCTTTTTGCTTTTTTAACTCTATCTTCTAAAGTTTGCTTCTTAGCCTGCATCATAGAACTCCAGTTAATGTCAAGCATATCATTTAGAAATTCAACCGGCTGGAGTAAAGATTTAACATAACCTGCAGAGCCCATTGGAAATCCTATGCCCTGCTTATTGGAATTTACTAAAAGTTGAGGTGTTAAGAATTTACCATAATCTGTACCGATGGTCAAAAGATTAGCCAGAAGATCTATAAAAAGCATTCTACTATTCACTGTTCCAACACTGGTTAATGAATACGTGAAGGTTAGAGATATAGGTGATTTACCACCTTCAAATCCAACCGCTCTAGTGTACATCTGATTCACAGTGTTAACATCGACAAAAATCTTCTTACTTAGAGGACCATCGCCTGAAGTTAGTTTATCAAAGAATGTTCTTTTAATTCTTTGCTCCACATTTTCTGGATCCGTAAATGTTCCTATAGCATTACTGATGCCTTGAGCATTTTTCATCACATCATCGCCAGCAACCCCCTGAAGATATTTTCCGATAGAGCTATCCAAAAATCCTCTATCGTTTCCTTGTGCATTAAGCATGGTTAATTGCGTATTGTCCTTCCAGTTCAAACCAGAATCAATACTTAGTATTTCCGATAGATTATTGCTAGTCCCCTCCCCAAAGAAAGTAACAGCTTGAGCTACTGGAAGACCCACCCCAACTCTTTCCATATCACCACGGGTAATTCCCTGACTACCTACCTCCTGCACTGATGTTTTTCCGTCCTTGGATACTAATTCAGGTCTTGGTCCCGGGGTAGGAACCCTTAAATTATCCATGATTGGGTGCGGAAATCTTCTAAGAGTAATCATTCTGTTATTCGGAATGATCCCGTAATGCTTACAAAAAATAAAGTCTTTTACATTATAAGGCTGAGAAACGTACCTACTTTTAGGATCTAGATAAGCACTATTCGCTGTGGTTTTTTCAATGATATTGTGAGCGGTAGGATTTCTGCTAACCTCTGGGGTTACCATCCTATTCATTTGATAGGTCTCAGATTTGATGTAGCTAAATTTAGCTCCACCCTCTGCAGATCTTGCATCCCCTATAACATAATAATTAAAAAGTCCAGATCTTCCATCTTCCGAGGTTTGTGCTTCATAGAATAGAGATCCTGGCAGTGTACTCTTGGCTTCGTTAACGTTTTCAAAAACACCATACTCTGTGTCGGAAACTGTTCTATAGATATTACGATCAATCTCCGAGGTTTTATCAATAGCTTTGTCCACATACTTACTAGTAGTGTTTACTGGTGTATTGATCCCCTGAAAGCTATTCAGAGAATTATTCCTTAAAGATGTAACAAAATCGAAATTTGGAAAAGACATGGAACTATCCAATTATTTGATTTATATATTCTAAAAAAGATAAACCAAATAAATTAGGAATTCAGGATTTCCACTAGAACCGGGGTAATTTTATGATCTCTGAGTAATTCTTTGAAGGATTTAATACTATTTTTGTTAGGTTCCTTAATAGTAACTAAGATTTTTTCGGCTTTAGATGACACAAATCCTTCAATTTTTTTGATTATCATCTGGTTTAAGATCCAATACTGAACATCGCTTAAACTATCCTGTTCCCCGAAAGATTCGGTAATAATTTTAGAAACATCCATATAAAACAGCTTTTCTTTCTCGGGAAATATCTTTTTAATTTCTCGGAGGGAAAGATGAGTTAAAAGAATATTAAGGGTAGGTTTTTTATTCCTCGGGGTTAGACTCACTGATTGTTTTTTTCAATTCTTGCTGTTCCCAGCTTGTTTGTTCTTTTTCTTTGGCTTCTTCTTCCTCTCTGCGTTGGTTTTCCATGTTTTGCAGGTGCTGGAGATGAATTTGTTTTCCGAGCTCTTGTGCCCTTGTAATTCTCTCCATTCTCTCCTTAAACGATTCTTTTTTCTTAACTAACCCAAACGCTTTGGCAAGAGCCTTTCTTTCCTTCCTGGATGGTAAATTCATAAATTAAATTATCTTGTTTTGAAATAATTTTAAAAATAAACAGGATATTAGTGCATCGTCGTGATTAATTGCTTCCGAAACGGAAACTAATGAGAATTTTGTATTTTTTTCGGTCTCTGATCCATCTCCAGTTTTTTCACCTCTTTCGATTCCTGTGATGTTTACTCCGAAGGCAGGATTGCCATTAACTACCATTTTAGATCCGTTGATATTGCCTAGATAGTCCCATTTTTCAATATCATCTACAGTATAGCCAGATTCTTCAGTAAGCTCTCTTTTTGCTGTTGCTAGAATGTCTACATCAGATTCTTCAGGTGATCCTGTAATAATTGTATAAGAAATTTGGGTTTCTTTCACAGCAGATGGCTCTGCTATTAATCCCAATTTTTTAGGATTTCCTGATTCATCTAAGGTATAAGGAAGAATCATCACAGAGGGATTTTTTTGTTTTATTCCAACTCTGTCATTATTCTCAATAACCTCTATGTAATCATTCTGAAATAGAATCTTGGGATCTGACATTTTTTACTGGTGTGGGGTTTTTTTGTTTTTTATATATCTCTTTTATAGATTCCCTTAAAGATTGACGAACAACCTCGATATCTAAGTCCTTGGTGACAAACTCTAAGATATCCTTTTCTGCATCATCGAAGGAAGAAATTAGAATATCCCAAAGACTTTTTGGGGGAAGATTAATACTAAGTTTAAGATCTACATCCACCCAATTTTCTTTCTGCTTTGAGAGCAAAGAAAAAATAGGATTTTCCTCTATTACTATGGATTTTTTCTGTTCGGATTCTCTTGGTTTAACTGAAGACTTAGAAATATTTTGGGTCTCGTTTTCTTGATGGGAAGTATCTAAACTAACCTCTTCATATCCTTTTTCAACCCTAATCATAAATTCTTCTAGTAAATCCGTAGACATTCTATTACCATCAGTAAAAAGAACGTAGGTCTTACCATTTTCGCTAACAAGGTCCTTGTAATGTTGAACCTGGGAGATGTTTTCCCCTTTTATCCACTGATAGGAGAATTGACTATAATCCTCCTTTAGCTCCGAAAGGTCTTTATCCATCATAATATCTATTATTTTCTTAAACTTTTTAAACATACCAATAATATGGTTTTGCACTATGCAATAGATTATACCGGATTTGTCGGATTTATTTCAGGGTTTTATGAATATATAAAGCAATATGGAAAAATACGGTTACAAAAACATCAGTTCAATGGACGATTTTGCAAAGTCCTCAGCAAAAGAGGGTAATCATGAATTCTCTTATAAATCAGGGGATCATGTTACTCATAATGATTTTATTAAATGGGGAGATCAAAATCAATGGGGAGTTCCAGGGCAAACCAGATATGATGTTAAGACAGTAGATGATCTATTAAACGCCGGACAAAAAGTTTCTACAACAAAAAAATAATGAAATTACCTAAAAAATATCTAACTAAGAATCCTAACGTCATGAAGAGAGAGATCAAAAAGCATGGCAAAAAGGCTGATGATGATTCTTCTGCATACGGTCCTTGGGATGCGGATTATAAATCACGTAAAGCTGGAGTAGGTAAACCGGTAGACACTAAGACTAGTAAATACACAAACAAATACAAAAAAATGTTCGGCGAAAGTAAGCATATTATGGAATTTGAGGAATTTGTCGAATTCAATAATCAGGCAGAAATTCTTTTCTTAGAGGCATTCACAGAATTAGCTGACGAAAGCATAGAATCTTTAGACGAATCTGTTGATCAAATTTCTAGTCCGGTACATAAAGCTCTCAAGAACAAATCTGATAAAACAGGATTTCCTTTAGGAATTCTTAAACAAGTTTGGAGAAAAGGGTATGCAGCTTGGAAAACTGGACATATTCCAGGAACCACACCTCAGCAATGGGCAATGGCAAGGGTTAATTCTTTTGTGACAGGGGGAAAAACCACCAAAATGCACGATAAAAAGCTTTATCAAAGGGCTAAAGCAAACAGAAAGAAAAAGAAATAATTTTAGGAATTCTTTTCGTGATGCTTATGCATCCAACTCACGTCAAATTTTCTTTTCTTCCCCTCTGAACAATAATGTGAAGTATAGTCGGTAGAAAAATCTTCATTGTATCCCCATCCATATTTAGAATCACTAGCAGCTTTTAAATCTCCGGATTCTATAAAAGGACCTAACACTTGACCCATCCAAAGATCTTCACATGGAATTTTCAAATTAGGACACATTGCTTTAGCAGTGGATCCCTCCGCTATAATTTTCCAGGCAGCTTTACGGGAGATAAAATAGCCACTTCCTCCGCTAGCCCATGTATATAAACTATTATAGATTAAATTAGATTTTCCTAGTTCACCGTTAAAGTGTCCAATGTAATCATAGTCCTTAAAATTGGAATTTAATAACTTGTCTAAAACAACATAGGTATCTGTATCACATTTAAAGATGTAATCGTATTCATTCCTCATTGCCCATTTTACAATTTCCATCGTTTTTTCAGGCAGACTTAAATAGTCATCCTTACAGTCTAATAGAACCTCGTCAGGTTTTTCTGTTGGGGTACCTACTCCTCGAAAGAATTTGTAATCAACGTTTTTATCTTTTAGCCAGGTATTTCTTACAGCATCGTTAAAACCGTTATAAGCATCCCTTTCGCAGCTTGCTATTGCTATTAATATTTTATCCATCTTATTTTTTTTAGCAGTCCACCAATAACTTTCGTCATCAAATTTATAAACTTGAACATCAGTAAAATATTGATTTAGTATAGAATTCCATTCATCATGAGAACGTGTCTTTATGTGATAAGGACAAGGGTTTTTAGGGTCGTCGTGATGTGGCATTGATCCTAAAAATAATCCATCAGTGTTAAGATTTTTAGAGATCCATTCCACAAGATTCATCTGAAGATCTGCTGATAGATGCTCCATGTGTTCAGTACAAACTATAGTATCAAATCCATCTGATTTCTCCTGAATTAAATCTTCTGTGTTTATTATTCTGTAAGAAGCTTTTTTGGTTTCTTCTTTGTATCCATTATCTCTGTCTGTTCCTATTACATGTTCAACATTAGAATTATTCGATATTCTGGAAGTAAGATATCCATGACCACATCCAATATCAATAACCTTTCCCTTGCATAATTTTTCAATCGGAGAAGCGTAGTTTTCAAAGTAATCATCCCCACCATCGCCAGGAAAATATCTTTCAGTCGTTTGACCATTAAAATTGGATCCTATAATTTCGGCAATAATTCTTTTAACAGATTTTGTTATTTTCCAGTCCGGATAATCCTGTTTAAAAAGAGAAAGATCACTAATGTAACAAATATGATCTCCAACTCTATTTTCGTCAACATATTCCCACGAAAGTTTTTTACCAGATAATTCCTCCGCAATTGAAATTGCCTCTAGCATGGAAACACTATTTTCTCTACCTCCCCCTAGATTATAAACTGATCCAGGTTTTGGATTTTTAATAACCTCTTCCATTGCCTTAACTACATCATAGCTGTGGATGT